GATCAATTAGTTCTTGTATAGAAGCAGCCTCAACAAGTTCATCATAGATGTTGCCAAGTCCACGACCATCTGATCTGCATGGTGTAGCTGTAAGGCCAACGACATAAGCATTAGGATACTCATTGATAAGTTCTTGAAAAGAATTAGATACTGATCTATGTGCCTCATCAAGTATGACAAGGTCTGCTTGTGGTTTAACAAAATCATCTCTATCTTTCCGTGCCGTAAAAGTCTGGACACTGGCAACTTGTGCCTTTGCTTCTTCCGTTTCACTCTTATTTGCCATCAATACACCATGATTAACTCTAAAGTCAGCTAATTTTCTGGAGCATTGCATAACAAGTTCTCTTCTATGAGCTACAAATAGGCATGACTTGCCCTTACTAAGTGCTTGATCAATCATAGAAGAGGCAATAACAGTCTTACCCGATCCAGTTGGAGCGACTAACAAGACATTCTTTTTACCTTTTGCAAAGTAATTACGAATCTTATCAATAGCTGATCTTTGATAATCTCTAAGTTCTGGCATTACAATTGACAACTATTAATTAGATTATAATCTTCGAACATCAGATATGATAATTGTGATATAAGATTAGGTGCTGGATCTTCAAGATTCATAGTAACTCCAACACACTCAGTTTTTCTTTCATACTTAAAACCTGTTGCTATTGCTACTTGTCCACTTATGTTAATAGGTGTAATCCTAGTTTCACCCTCACTAAAATTATCATCATTGATCTGTAAGTAATAGAAAGCAATGTGTTTATATTGCCCACTATTAGATATTCTTTTGATCACATAAAAAATAGTATCTTTTGGTTTAACTATCTCCTGGATCATGTTAGTTAAATGTTTTTCTTCTATCATAATTCCACCTCAAATTCACACTTGCCTTTCATCTCGATACATTCTTTTATCTTTAATCCTAATGTTAGCTTTTTATAGTCATTGATAACTACATCTGCATAATGCTCAGATATGCCAAGATAAGTGGCTAGTTCTTTTTTTGTAAAGTTTGGCCTAGCTTGTATAAATTTATTTAAAAGTCTTTTATAGATCCTTAAACGATTATTAAGCATGTCAATCCCATCTTCAACCTTTCGAAGATCTTCTAATCGATATTCATACTTTATTAATCTAGGCCTTATTCCAGATACTCCAAAATAATCTGGCTCGTTACTAAGGTAACTAGTCGTTCCCTCAATATCCCCGTAATATTCTTTTTCAAATACTGATCTTTGTTTAATCATAATAACTCCCATCCATAATCAATTTTTAATCTTACTTTCTGCTCGTCCGTTCCGTACTCTAATAAATGCTCACACATCCATTCGTCAGTTGTTTCCTTAATCATCAATCTTTCAAGTTCAGCTAAGATCTCGTTGATATCCATTTCTTTAATTTGTCTATCAACTTCTTGTCTTATTAACTTACGAGTTTTTAAATACTCATCATATTTTTTTCTATTCTCTTCATCACTTACATTCATATTTATCACCTCCCTTGATCCCATAGGCATAAACTCCCATGTCATTAATTGCATATTCATTTAACATATCAACCCAATCATATATTGTGTCATACCATTGAATTTCTATGCCTTCCGTTGTTTCTACTTGTATATAATATTTACTCATCATCAAGATCTCCCTCGATATCGTATTCATGCCAATCTGGCTCATGACTGTATTGCTCATGCTCCAGATCTTCACAGGCCATAATCCATGAATCTTTAAAATCATAGCCTTCTTCCATGTACTGCTCAGCCCTTGATTCAATAAATGAATCGTTTTCATGTTTACTCATTATTATTTTCCTCCATTTTTTTTGTCTAGTTCTTTTTGAATAGCTTCATTAATCGCTATTATAATTTGATTCTTAACTAGATCGTCTAAGATCTCATCATGATATAGAAAAAAATCTTTTTCTATTCCGTTGACACTTGATCTAGCTACAAAATCAAATTTATAACTAATTTGTATATCGTCATTCATTGTCTATCCTCCTCTTAATAATTTCTATAAGTTCTAATTATTGATTGATTGTCTGTAACATCTTCCCATATAACATAATCTAAACCATGTTTTTTTAAGGTGGTTAAATATGTCCCCATATCAACATCCTCTTCTAAATATATATCTTTTCCATTGGGATCTCTATACGACCAGCTTGTGATCTTATCTTCAATTTTTAATTGTTTTAAATCCCATAAAGACACCTTCAACCAAGCATGGCCTGGATCAGCATAAAGTGTTAAGTGTTGTGTTTTATTATCTTGCATTGTCTATCCTCCATTTAAAAATTTTGTATTATAAAACCTTCGTCGAATTCGATAACAGTTGTATTATCCCTTAAATCATCAAGGGTATTTATGTTATCGTATTGGTTCAAGATCTCATCAAGTGTCTTATATTCTGAATAATCACACCTAATGGCAACATGGTCAAATTCAATCTGGCCTATATCTTCCTCTAACTCCGTTAGATATTCATATAAAGCACTAGCTCCGTTATATGTAAAACTAGCATATTCATCCCTTGTTAATGTATCTATAAATTCACTTTCATATACTTGTTGTATCATTGTTTAATTACCTCCATAACATAATTGCAATTTCTATATTCATGGTTTATTAAATCATCCTCCATACATGATCCAGCCATACCATAAACATTATAAGGGATTTTACCCCCTACGATCTCTTCAGCTTCCCAATTGTCATCAGTAAATGACACTTCATAAAATGGTTTTTTTGTTTTAATTCCATTTTTAACTATTCTATAAAATTTAACTGTTAACATTTATCTTCCTCCTATAGTATATATTAACTAAGTTAATTATAAAATCAACTCTTAAATTAATTTTCGTGATAATCTGCAGGATCATATAATTTTTCTCCGTCCCAACTATCGATAATATCGTTTATTTCATCAAGGTCTTTACTTCTCACATAATCCAAAAAAACATCTATTTGATATTCTAAATATTTTATTTTAGCTTTCGCCTCTTCTAATTCCTTTTTTATATTATCGTTCATTTAATACAACCTCCTTAATATAATCGTCTAACTTTACAATTTCTTCTAAATTATAATAATATTTTATAATGCCAATTCTAAAAACTGACTGATCATTTAGATCGATTTTATAAAGTTTTAAAATTTTGTTTCTTAACTCTTCGTATTTAGTCAACGGGTTTAACCTCCTTATAAAGTTTATATTTAAATTTATCTCTTAATATTATATTTATTTTACCTTCTAATAATTTCATAAAATGGCTTAAAGTTTCCGTACTTATTTCTCCGTCTTTCGTCCAATACTCTAACAATCTTTCTTTAGTTTCAAAATTGCCGTTTTTAAAATCTTCATTAATACAAGTTTCAAAATCATCTATGATCCCTTCTACATCTATATAATTTAAAAACCATTCCATATTCGCAAATGCTGGACAATCATCTTCCAGCAAATATTTACGAAGTTCGTGGCATTTGTCTTCATCTCTAATCATTTCTTACCTCCATATATTCCCTTAATAAACTATTGTCCGTATCTTGTAATATTTCATTCAAGATTACAGAATCACTACTATCTAAAATATGTCGTGACATTATAACAATATTTTTTAAAATACATGAGTCGCCGTCTCCCCATAAAATATCATCGTCTTCTAAATCAATAGCAAAAACATTCATATAATCATTTGTTGCTTCGTCAAATGGTATAAAATCATCTTCTGAATCAAGCATATATTGTAAGCTTGATATTGTAGTTTCAATTAATTTTTTATCTTTTATCATTCTAAACCTCCGTTTACTTTTATTTCTGCTTTTAACGAATACAATAGTTTATAAAATTCTTTTAATCTATCGTCATTAAATCCCGTTTCTTGATCCTCTAATTCTTTAGGACCAACAGCAACGGACCACTCTTCCAACAAATCAAATAAATTATCTATATTATCAATGTTGTTAAAATATTCTTTTAATCTATCTTCCATAATAATAACCTCCAAGCTATTTTATTTAATATTACATGAATTCTAAAATAAATGCAATAGTTAATTTTATAATTTATTTATTTTTTTTTCCATTGATAAAACTTTAGTATGATATAATTATATAAGATAGATTCTTATTATATTTATTACTAAACAAGATAAATAAAAACTTTAGATGAACGGCCGTAATAATCTTGTAAAAATTTAAGACAATAATGAAGTTTTACTACAGTTCAATATAAAACATTTAGTTGTTGATCCAGAAATTTATTTTCTGATCCAAAAATTTATTTTCTGATTCACAAAAAATATGGTTTTCCACACTCACACCTTCGCAAATCTGCAGGGGGGGGACACCAAAACGGCTTGGTCGACTATATATATATGGATTCGATCGCACAGTGGTAGGGTATTTTGATGTATTAACATAAGTTAAGGTGTTCATTGTTGTTGCATATACAAGATAAATGAGTTAGAATGGTTAATATGATAAGTAGACAATTGACAGACAAACAAAAAGCTTTTATAGAACACTACTCACAGACAGGAAATGCAACGGCATCTGCAATAAAAGCAGGATATAGCCCTAAAACTGCAGAACAACAGGGATATGAGCTTAAAAACAAGCTATCTAACGAGATTACAGAGCATACTAGGAAGTTAATGGCTAATGCTGCACCTTTGGCTATAGATAAACTTATAAAACTGGTAGAAGATGAGAAAACTACACAGTCTGTAAAGCTAGGTGCTATCAATTCTTTGCTCGACAGAACAGGTTATCAGACAGTTAACAAGATAGAAGATGTAACAAATAAGAAATCAGACGAGGAGCTACAACAGGAGCTGAATCATTTGTTATCAACCATCAAAGTGGTTACAACTCCTAAAGATGATCTTAACTAATGGACGAATATCTACTAGAAAATTGGATGCAAAACAATCCTAGTGATGATGAAGGATATTATAACTGTCCTTGTTGTGGCTATGCTCTTGATTTAATAGACACATCAGAAAGTGATGAGTATGAAATAGATTATGTTTACTGCTGGAATCGTTGTTTATATACTCCAGAGGAACTAAGAGAGTTTATAGATGCTGAAACTGCCGAATAAAAAATATCAAATAATATATGCTGATCCACCTTATCAATATGTAAGAACTGGTCAAAATAGCGCAGAAAGAGAATATCAAACTATGAATTTAGAATCTATTAAACAAGTACCAATACAAAATATTACTGATCACAATTGTCATTTGTATCTTTGGGTTACTAATAATCACATAAGTGAAGGTATAGAGATAATCAAAGCATGGGGTTTTACTTACAAGACTTTGATTACTTGGATTAAAAGGACAGTTCATGGAAAAATTGGTTTAGGCATGGGTTATTACTTTAGAAACTCAACAGAACATATTATGTTCGCAGTAAAAGGCAAAATGCTTACAACTAACAACTCAACAAAAAATGTTATTGAATATATAAATCCAACAAAACATAGTGAAAAACCAAAAGAAACTAGAGATTTTATAGTTGCAAATAGTGGTGATCTATCTAGAATTGAACTTTTTGCAAGATCTAAATGTGATGGATGGGATTCATGGGGTAATGAACTATGAGTTTAGAAAGAGCTGTAGAAATAGCTAAAGAGCTTGAAAGAAGAAAGGCAACTAATAAACTAAAACATTACGAACCTTACAAGTATCAAGTAGATTTTCATAACACAAAAGCATCTCAAAGATTACTTATGGCTGGTAACAGGATAGGTAAATCTTTTTGTGGTGCAGCAGAAATGGCATTTCATTTAACTGGCAAGTATCCTGATTGGTGGCAAGGCCGTAAGTTTGACAAACCTATCAGAGCATGGGTAGGTGGTGTATCAAATGAAACTACTAGAGATGTATGTCAGAAAGAACTTGTAGGTCAACCAGATGATCCTAGTGCTAAAGGTACAGGATCTATACCACTAGATGATATTGGAGAAACAACTAGAAAGCCAGGCGTACCTAATGCAATGAACTCACTTGTTATCAAACATATTTCAGGGGGGTGGTCCAGACTTGCCTTCAAAGCATATGAAATGGGCAGAGAAAAATGGATGGGTGAGGCAGTAGATGTGGTCTGGCTAGACGAAGAACCACCTACACAAATTTACACACAAGCACTTACTAGAACTGCAGACAGAGGTGGTATTGTATATATGACATTTACACCAGAATCTGGCATGACAGAAACAGTTGCACAGTTTGTAAATGATCTAAGACCTGGACAAGCATTACTACAAGCTGGTTGGGATGATGCACCTCACATGACAAAAGAAGCAAGAGAACAAATACTTGCTGCATTACCACCACACGAAAGAAAAATGAGAGAACAAGGTATACCACAATTAGGCTCTGGTCTTGTATTTCCTATTGCAGAAGATGATATAGTATGCGAACCAGTAGATATACCTGACCACTGGCCTAGAATATGTGGCATAGATTTTGGTTGGGATCACCCGACAGCAGCAGTGTGGGTAACATGGGATAGAGATTCTGATATAGCATATGTTTATGACAGCTATGCAATGAGACAAGAATCTGTACCTATTCATGCAAGTGCAATCAAAGCAAGAGGTAACTGGATACCTGTGATCTGGCCTATGGACGGCAGACAAGCTGACAAAGGTTCTGGTAAATCACTTACTGAACAATATAGAACAGAAGGTGTGTCGATGACTAAAGAGCATTTTTCTAATCCACCACAGCAAGGACAGAAAGAAGGATCAGGTGGCAACTCAGTTGAAGCTGGTATCATGGAATTATATACTCGTATGCAAACAAAACGATTGAAAATTTTTAAGAATCAAGATAAACTGTTAACAGAGCTTAGAATGTATCATAGGAAGAATGGTAAGATTGTTGCAGCTCATGATGATGTTATATCTGCAATGCGATATGCAGTTATGTCATTAAGGAAAGCAAGAATCAAAAACTACGAACCAATGTTTACACAAGCTGAATCGGAGTTTAATGTTTTTGCATGAGAAAAGAACACAAGAGTAAAACTGGTGGACTTACTGCAGCAGGTAGAAAGTACTTCAAAAGAAAAGAAGGTGCTAATCTAAAACCTCCTGTTAAGTCTGGCACAAACCCTCGACGTGTTTCTTTTGCTGCAAGATTTGCTGGTATGAAAGGCCCTATGAAAGATAGTAAAGGTCGTCCTACTAGGAAAGCATTAGCCCTAAAAAAATGGGGTTTTGGTTCTGTAGCTGCAGCTAAAAATTTTGCAGCCAGAAATAAAAAGAAAAAATAGGAGGACTATTATTATGCCAATGGGCAAAGGAACATACGGAAGTACAAAAGGAAGGCCACCAAAAAAGAAAAATGGTGCAAAAAAATTAATGGCAAAAAATCCAAAGATGCCAAAAGCTGTAGCTAAAGCTATTGCAAAAAACATGAAAAGGAAAAAGAAATAATGGCGAAGAAACCAGGACTGTATGCGAACATACATAAAAAACGTAAAAGGATTAAAGCAGGTAGTGGTGAAAAAATGAGAAAGCCTGGATCTAAAGGCGCACCAACTGCAGCTAATTTTAAAAGGGCTGCAAAAACTGCAAAGAAAAGATGAAGAAACTTACTAAACGACAAGAACAATCTTTAAAAAGACATAGCAAACATCATACAAAAGCTACACTTGCGAAGATAAAAAAAGAGTTGTTAGAAGGTAAGTCATTCACAGAAGTGCATAAAAATGCACCTAAGAAAAGGAGTAAGAAATAATGGGTGGAGTAGCAAAAGCTGTCGGCAGTGTTATTAGTGCTGTAGGTAAAGGTGTTGGTACTGTGCTTAGTATGGGCAGTAAAAAACGAAAAACA